AAGGCATACTCCACCGAGATATGGGTATATGCCTGCGTCTATGTGATTGCGACAACCGTGTCCGGCTTACCGTGGCGTCTGATCAAGTACCAGCGGAACAAGAACGGCAAGCAGGACAAGATCGAAGTGAGCAATCCCGACGTTGAGCGCCTAATCGAACGCCCGAACAATAACGATTACAATTCGACGTGGGCGAATCATTCCGAGCGCACGAACATACACCTTGAGACCACCGGCAATGCGTATTGGTTCTTGGACGAGCTGATCGGCGCGCGCCCGCAATCAATCCAGATATTAAATCCCTCACGCATAGAGATTGTCCCCGAGAAGGACAAGTTTATAGGCAAGTACCGCTACACAAAGACGGACGGCTCGCGCGTTGATCTGCCTGCTGAGCAGATCGCGCATTTCAAATATTGCAAGTCGGACGACGACTATTACGGACAAAGCAGTATCACACCCGCCGCGTATTCGATTGATTCTCTGAAAGAAGCGCAGAAACAGAATCTCGCTATTTTCAAGAATGGCGCGAAGCTCGATGCGGTGCTTGAGACTAAGAGCATACTCGGGGATGCCAACATTGAACGCCTGCGTAGGCAGTGGCAGGACCGGCACGGCGGCTCGGAGAACGCTCACCACACGGGTATTCTGGACAATGGGCTGGAATACAAAGTTATCAGCGCGAATCTCGCCGAACTTGAATATATCAACGGGATCAAGCTATCGCGTGAGGACATCTGCGCGGTGTTCGGCGTGCCGCCGCTCCTGGTGGGGATACTCGACAAAGCGACATATAGCAATTACAAAGAATCGCTCAAGATATTCTGGGTGAATACGGTCATCCCGAAGCTCATCCGCCAGCAGGCAGTCATCACGCGCATTGTCCAGCTATTCGACCCGGAGCTTTATTTCGAGTTTGACACCTCGAATGTGGAAGCGCTCAAAGCAGATCAGAGTCTACTCGCGGACATAGCACAGAAATACTTTAACATCGGGATACCTGTCAACGATATTATCACCGCACTTGGCTTGCCATTTCAGCCGGTAGAGGGAGGCGACGTCGGATATTTACCGTTTAGTGTCTCGCCGATTGGCTCGACTCGACCCGAGCCTGCACCTCTGCCAGCTGAGGATGGCGAAGATGAGGAAACCGCAGGCGCGGCGCGCGGCGCGGATAAAGCGAAGCTCAAATACACGCCGGCGATCAAGAAGGCACTCTGGAAACAATTTGATCAGCAGAACAGGACGATTGAAAAACGGTACATGGATATAATCGGGACGTTCATGCTGGGTATTGAGTTGGAGACAATCAACAAGCTCCAGCAGAGCAAAGAGTTTCTGACAAAGATCAACCAGGGCGCGGGGATAATCAAACTTTCGATCGAATCCGTGCTGTTTAATCTGGACGCTACGGTCAAACGCTGGCAGTCAAAATCAAAGAAGGTTCACACGATCACCATGCAGCTGAACGGGGACAGGGAGCTTCGCAATCTCGGACTCTCGGTTGCCTTCAACCTGAATAATCCGCGCGTTCAGGCATTTCTTGAGAAGTACTCGCTTACCAACGCGCAGGAGGTTGTCGGCACGCTCCGCGATGATCTCCGGCTCTCGCTTTCGGAGGGCACTCAGGCGGGCGAGGGGATCCCGGAGCTGACAAAGCGCGTACAGGCGACGATTGAGGATTACAAGGGCGAGAAGTACAAAGCCGAGCGAATAGCGCGCACAGAGGTAATAGGCGCGGCAAACGAGGGCGCTCTGGACTCATACAGGCAAGCGGCGACGGAGGGCGTTAAGGTCAAAAAGGCATGGCTCGCGCAGGATGACGGGCGCGCGCGGGATACGCACCTGGTTGCGTCAAGGGCATATGATGAAAGCAAGGCGATTGACCTTGATGAGATGTTCCTTGTCGGGTTCGACCAGATGCTTGCGCCATGCGGCGGTGATCTGCCGGAAGAGAATATTCAATGCCGGTGTTCCTTAATCCCCGTGCCGGTAGAGGAGGCTTGATATGCGGAAAATTATGTTAATCATGGTTTGCTTGTTTTTCCCGATATGTTTGTGCGCGGGAACAATCGAAGTTGTTCTGCCACTTGAGAATTCGGACTCGGAGAATATAAAACAGTTGAAATTACTGGCGAATGAGTGTGCAATAAAAACAGATCAGGAATGTCCGTTTCCGCAGATATACGTTGAAGAACGAATCGTCCCCTCGCTACAGGTAACGCCGAAGTTTGAAAAGCGCATAGTAACGGTTGTGCCTACTGACCTTGAGGTGAAGGGGACAATCAAATCAAAGACGACCACGCATTTGATAATCTGGAATATTGTTTTGTCGGTATTTGTTATCTCAATACTTTTGTAAAGGAGCTTGGAATATGGCTAAACCGATTGCAATGTCATTAAAATCACTTGCGGCGGCAGTTGGGGATGAAACAACCGTGATTGTTTATTCTGATAAGCAGTGGACGTATCCGCTGGATTTACCGAGCGACCACAGGAATCAAAAGGAATGTCCAATGCTTGATGTCATGTTTTCGATAGAGAAGCGCGCGGGCACGCTGGTTTACATACCGCAAGTGATTGTCGGCGAGCCGGTTCAAGCGCCTATTCCTGAGCCGTCGGCAGTAGAAACCGCGAAACCCGCGCCCGCAAAGAAGCCGGCGGCAAAAAAGCAAGGGAAGGTGAAATAATATGACTGAAAAGAACGAACTGATTAATCTTGGAGATGACAACGAAGTTTCTTTGCCAATGCGGCAGATCGACAAAAGTTATGCTTCTGAAATAAAGGATTTTAATGAGACTGACCGCTCGTTCACTGCGGTTGCATCGACTTCAGCGGTGGACCGTGACGGGGACATACTTGAGGCGCGCGGCTGGAAGCTCAAGAACTATAAAAAGAATCCTGTTGTGCTCTGGAGTCATAATTCGTCAATGCCGTCTATAGCAATATCAAAAGACACGTGGGTTGAGGATGACAAACTATTATACACCCCTAAATTCATGCCAGCAGAAATAAACCCGTTTGCTGAACAGGTATTTCAGATGTTCAAGGGCGGTTTTCTGCGCGCCTCATCCGTGCGGTTCGACCCCATAAAGTGGGTAGAACGCAAGCCGGAGGACGAGAAGGGCGGCGGAGACATTAGAAGATTCGGTTTTAGATACACCTCAATGGATTTACTTGAAATATCACCAGTCAATATCCCAGCTAACGCAGAGGCATTGAAATCTCCGCAGATGCTTTCTTTCGTCGTAAAAGGCTGGTTAACCGAACACGCGAACATGATTCCCGATATTGCTGAGCGCGAGAAGATCATGCGTTACAAAAGCACGCTTTTTACTCCGGCTATGGCGGACGCGGCGGGCAAAGAGGTTGCCGAAAATTCGAGTAAGATAAAGGAAAAGATCGAGAAATTGAAGGCATTGACTGACGAAAAGAATCTGCTCGTATCACAGGCGGAGCAAGCGAAGATCGAGGCTGAGATTGACAGCGAGATCAAACAGCTTGAGGATTACTTGCAAGAGCAAAAGATTCTTTCGGTGATAGAAGGTGCTTTGAAAAACATTCAGAACGGAATCACCGTTTTGAAGTAGTTATATGGAGGTAAGTAATGAGTGCCGAACTTGATGTTTTAATGAAACAAGCGGCTGACTTGCAGAGCCTTATGTCAACGCTTGTTGAGAAAAACGGCAAGAAGGATGATACCCCTAATGCCGACGCAATCTACAAGGACACGTTTGAAAAGATGAAAACGTCAATCCTTGACGAGATTGAAAAGAGGATGGAGGCGAAAAAGGCTGCTGAGCTAGCAAAGAGCATCGCGCCGAATAAGGGCGAGCCCGCGCCTGCCGAGCCGAAGATGAAGCTCGGTGAGTTCTTGCTGAAATGCAAGTACAACCACCCCGATGTATCTTCTTTGTTCATGAAAGACACCTCGGTTTCAAAGACCGTCATGAACGAAACGACATCAGCGCAGGGCGGTTACACGGTCGCGCCGGAATACGCGACTCAGATAATCGGCGAGCTGACAAACATGGCGACGATCGTGCCGAAATGTACCCCGTTTCCTCATTCTTTGGGCCCGACAAAGTACG